GTGGTACTGAGGCTAGCGATGCTGCTAAAGGTATAGAAATGGTAGCCACAGCTGTAGCCAATTTAGCTAGAGGTGCAGGCGCAGCCGTTAGCGGGATACCTACTTTATTAAAGTCATTAAAAAATCTACCAAAAAATATATTTACAGGTTTTGCAGGGGCAACAGCTGGAATAAATATAACTACACCTACAGAAACTAATAAATTAACTGTAAGTCAGAAAAAACAAAAAGAGGCGTTAGCTAAATTAGAAAAAGCGGCTATAGAACGTGCTAAAAAATTAGCAGAGCTTGCCAAAAAACAAGCCGCTGCCGAGGCATTAAAAACAAAACAAAAAGAGCTACAAGCCAAGTTAGATAAGGCTGCCCTAGCTTTAGGCAAGGGTGAAGATGTATTTGACCTAGACAGAATACAGGTACAGGCAGCGCTACTAGCTAAACAAGATGAAATAAATAAACTAGGTGTAAATGCTACAGACCAACAAAAACTACAGCTAGCTAATGATGCACAACGCCTAACAGTAAAACAATTAATGCTAGATTTAGAGGACGCAATAGCAGATAAAGACGTAGAGCGCGCTACTAGCCTTTCTAAACAATTAAACACAGAGCTAGCTATATTAGGTACGCTCACAGGACAAACTTATAAACTAGGTGAAATAGATAAAATACTAGAAAGGTTTAAGCCTAAAGATTTAATAAACCTAGATAACCTAGATGCAGCTATACGAAAACTGCTAGAAATTGCAGGCTCACGGTTTGACTTTTTAAGCCCTATAATGCCTAGCCAAGATAGGACAGCTATAAATGAATTAGCCCCGGATATAACTAGCCGTTATGTAGCAGGCGACCCAGAGGCCGTAAGAGCTGTAGAGGCACACGCAGACGCTATTAGTATGCTTGCTGAGTCAGAGTTAGCGCTGGCAGATGCGTTATTAGCTGAAAGTGAGCGCGCCCTAAATATAGCTACAGCTAGCCTTACTACCGGCGGTTTACCAGACTTTTTTAACCCCGCGGCTTTCCGTATGCGTGATGAACCTATACGCATAGAAATTGTAGATAAAACTAGCGGCCTTATTGAAGTGGTACAAAACGCAGTTATAGAAAATACCCGCTATGGCAATTCTTTAACTTATAGTGGAAATCTAACGGCTGTATGACGTTACCTACAATAAACGCGGTAATTAACTTTAGTACCGGGCCTAGTTTTGCCCAAGCTATGATTTTAGGTGAAGGCATATTAGACACAAACATATTAGCGGATAGCGCGGCTGTAATTGTAGATGTATCTAATGTAGTAGATAGCATACAAACTAAAAGAGGCCGTAACGCGCAAGCTGATAGATTTCAAACCGGCACACTTACATTACGCATAGTAGACCAAAACGGTGATTTTAACCCTCAAAACCCTAATAGCCCTTATTTTGGCTTGCTTGACCCTATGCGTAAGGTAGCTATATCTGCTACCTATAACAGCGTTACTTACCCTATATTTAGCGGTTTTATTACTAGCTATAACACTACAACGCCTAAAAATGCGTTAGACGTTGTTTATACCACAATAACGGCGGTAGATGCGTTTAGACTTGCCCAAAATGCACAAATAGCTACGGTAACAGGGGCTAGCGCCGGCGACCTATCCGGCACACGCATTAACCAGATTTTAGACCAGATAGCTTGGCCTGCCTCTATGCGTGATATAGACGCGGGGTTAACTACGCTACAGGCAGACCCCGGCACGGCCCGTACCAGCCTTGCAGCTATGGAAACTGTAACGCTTAGTGAATATGGGGCGCTTTATGTAGATGCCAGCGGGTCATTTGTATTTCAAGATAGGACAGTAACGGCTAGTAGCGTATCTGGCACACCTACCGTGTTTAACGATAACGGCACAAATATAGGTTATTTTGACGCTGTATGGCGCTTAGATGATACTTTGATATACAACCAAGCAAGCATTACCCGTACCGGGGGTACACCACAAGTAGCTACAAATGCAGCAAGTGTGGCTAAATATTTTGCCCATAGCTATAACCAACAAAATCTACTTATGCAAACAGACGCGGTAGCTTTAGATTACGCTCAAGCCTATGTAGCTAGTAGGGCAGAAACCTCTATTAGATGTGATGCCATTACCCTAGATTTATACACAGATAATTATAATGCCGGCATAATTGCCGCTCTAGACCTAGATTTTTTTGACCCGGTTACGATAACTACTAATCAGCCCGGGTCATCTACTTTAACTAAGACTTTACAGGTGTTTGGCGTAGCTATGGCAATTACGCCTAACAGCTGGAAAACGACACTAACCACACTAGAGCCAATAATAGACGGCTTTATACTAGACTCAGCGATATACGGGGTGCTAGACACCGGCGTATTGGCCTATTAGGGGGAACAATGGCAGCGGGCTTAGGATTTAAGACCTTTACCACAGGTGAGGTTTTAACAGCCGCGGACGTAAACGGCTATTTAATGCAAGGTATTTTAGTTTTTGCTACAGAGGCAGCGCGTAACAGCGCCATAACTTCACCACAAGAGGGACAGTTTGCATTTACTAAGGATAATAACAGCCTTTGGTATTACACAGGTAGCGCGTGGGTTGCTAGCGGCGCAACAGGTGATATAGAGGGCGTAACTGCCGGTGTAGGTATTAGCGGCGGTGGCACTAGCGGCACAGTAACTATTACTAACGATATGGCAACTACTATTACAGCTAGCGGCGATATTGTCGTAGGTACAGGTAGCGGCACTTACGATAATTTACCTATAGGTAGCACCGGGCAAGTTTTAACAGCTGATACTACGGTAAGCCCTTATAAAGTTAAATGGGCTACGCCTGCTGGTGGTGGTGGTAAGGTGTTGCAGGTTGTAAGCGCAACAAGCACCACAGCCACTTCTATAACTAGCACTAGCTTTACAGATGCTAATTTATCAGCAACAATTACTCCAACTTTAACGACAAGTAAAGTTTTAGTTTTATTTACAGTAACAGTTTTTGCATCACGCAACTCAACCAGCAATACAAATGATGCACAAATTGTAAGAAACTCTACTGTGGTAACCGATTTTGGAAATCAAAGCTTTTTTCACGCTATTGGCGCTGCTGGTGCTACAATTGTAGAAAAACACGATACAAAGGCTTTTCATTATTTAGACTCTCCAGCAAGCACGTCAGCGCTTACATATAAATTACAGGGCAGAGTTAGCACTACGGCAAACAGTAACACTATAATTTTCCAACCCAATTCTAGCGTATCATCAATTCTTTTAATGGAGATAGGTGCATAATGCAAAATTACGAAAAATTAAAAGCAATTCAACATATTAGACCTAATGCAGAGTTTGTATTAACCGAGGGCGTTTTAACTTGGCTGGATAAAAAACAAACGGAGCCAACAGATGCAGAAATTGAAGCAGGTTGGGTTGCTTATGAAGCAAAAATAGAAGCCGATAAAACGGAAGCAGCAGCCAAAAAAGCAAAGGCAGAAGCTAAATTAGCAGCGCTAGGTTTAACGGCAGAGGACTTAAAGGCGTTAGGTTTGTAACTTGCTAACAAGCTATAACGGCTGGCCTGCCAGCAAAGACCCGGCAGAAATTGGCATAAAGAGTTACGCAGTACCCGGCACTAATAGAAAACTTAGATGCGCTGAGGCTGTAGCACCTTTGCTAGTAGGTTTTGCCGCTGAGTTTCACGCGCTAATAGAGCCGATAGATGAGGGCGCTTTAGATGAGTGGGGTTACGCTTTCCGTATGGTACGCGGTACTACAGATAAATTAAGTTGCCATAGTAGCGGTACAGCTATAGACCTTAACGCGACCAAACACCCGTTAGCAGCTGTAGGCACTTTCCCGGCTGATAAAGTACCTATGATTAGGGCGCTAGCTAAAAAATACGGCCTAACGTGGGGCGGTGATTACCGTAACCGTAAAGATGAAATGCACTTTGAAATAACGGTAAATGCAGAGAAAGCCGCTAAAATTATTGCAAAGTTAGGATTAACAAATGCCAATTAGCACACAGGTAACCGTAACCGACACCCCAAGCATTATTGCCGCCGCTGCCAATTCTTACCAAAATATCTATTTACATAATTTAGGCGGTGGAGCTGTTTATATTGGCGGCCCAAACGTAACTATAAATAACGGCTATAAGCTAGATAATGGCAATACCCTAAGCCTAATTATTGGAGATTTAGAGGCACTTTATGGCGTTGCCGCTGCCGGAAGTCATACGGTATCGGTACTTGCACAAAAATAAGTAAGGGGCATTTAGGATAGACAAATGGACAAAAAGCAATTACAGGCAGCTGCCTACAGCTATGGACGTGCCGCGCTAGCAAGCGTGGCAGCCCTATATATATCCGGTATAACAGACCCTAAAGTATTGGCTAACGCCTTTCTAGCCGGTCTTATTGGGCCATTTCTGAAGGCTTTACAGCCCTCAGAAAAACAGTTTGGCGTAGGCGCTAAATAATGAACCAAGCCCAAACCCTACTAGCCGTAGCGCTAGCAATATGTAGCCTTGCAGCGGTAGGGGTTGGGCTGGTACGCCATTTAGTTAAGTTTTATTTATCAGAGTTAAGGCCAGACGGTAACGGTGGGCATAATCTTAGAGGCCGTGTTGAGCGTATAGAGGGCCAAGTAGACCGTATTTATGAAATGTTATTAGAGGATAGATTAAAGCGTTAGCGTGTCGCGTTGCCTTATGTCGGTGTTAGGGCTCATACTTTTACTACACGCTGAGAGGGCTACTTAGTGTAGTAGTTTTATCAGCCTTAACAAAGGGTAAAAAATGTTAGCTGATATAGCAGTAATTACATTAACTGTACTGATAGTAGGGCTATTTATGTTAGCTGCCTATAGGACGGGATACCGTGAGGGCCACGGGGACGGTTACCTAAGAGGGCGCAATATAGCTAAGGCGCTTAAAGAGGTTACAAAATGAGTTTCTTAGACGGGTACGAGGACGTAAACGCAAGAATTAAAAGAGCCCGGGCTGAGTTTCCCGGGTTACGCCTAGTAGCTTACATAGAGGACATAGACCTAAAAAACGGTTATATTTTAATTAGAGCTGAGGCCTATAAAAACTATGAGGACGAAAAACCAAGCGCTGTAGATTATGCGTTAGAGGTTAGGTCAGACCGCGGCGTAAATGCTAATTTTTGGGTAGAAAACTGCGTAACCTCTGCCTATGGGCGCGTTATTGGCTTGCTAACGCCCGGCGGTGCTGGCAGGCCTACAAGGCAAGATATGGAGAAAGTAGAGGCCATACAAGCCCCATTACAGACGCGCGGGGCAGGCGGGGCAGTACCTACCGCGGCTGAGTCTATAAGCGCGCTAAAGGCCAAACTAGGGGCAGAGCCAATGCCAGAGCCGCCAATATGTAAACACGGGCATAGAGTGCTAATTGAGGGCACGTCAAACAAAACTAATAAACCATATAAAGGCTATTTATGCCCTGATAAGGTCAAAGCTAACCAATGTGAGCCGATATGGCTAAGGCAGTATGGCGATAAATGGCTAAGCCCTAACGACCACGCAGAGGTTTTATTAGAGGCCGGGCGTAACCTAGACCCAATAGCAGAGCGTGAGCCTGTTCCAGATGAACTATTAAGTGAGTCTGAGAGGGCTAACCGTGCAGCCAATTAAAGAAACGCAACAGGGGCAAGACCGCCAAAGTAGAGTGGCGGCCTATTTAATGTCTAAATACCCGTGGATATTGACCCCTACGCCTAAGTTTTACTTTACCGATTATCACATAAACAAAATACAAGGTTTAGGCCGTGAAAACTACATAGGCGATTTAGAGATAAAATGGGCAGATAAGCCAAGTAGTGAGCCGTATCCAATACCTTTTACAAAGGTACAACAGATGAGCTTACTGCCTTTACACAGAGATTTACCAGACTCTTACCACAGGGTTTTAATTAGGTATGAGGACGGTTTACTAATGCTGAACGTAGAGATGCTGCGTGATTTAAGGCCTGTTATGTACACTTTCCCGGGCCAAGATGAACTAAAAAAGCTTTACGTATTTGTAAATGCCTCTGATTTCTTTCCATATTTCAAGCCAATAATTATTAGATAATGGGGTTAAAAACTATGCTTTACATAGAGGCTAAATGCAGACAATGCAAA